GAATCACCTAACATGAATGTACCTTGTTCACGTTTGCGAATGATACTTTCATTATGGTCATCTTTAGTGGTGTCTAAGTTTGCATGTCCTGCACTATACAATCCCCACTTGTAATAGTATAGACCTTCTTTGCTATTAAGAAAGTTTAGTTTCTCAACGTCACCATTGAATCCAGCAGGTATACGTGCTTGGTCAAAATAGTTCTCACCTTCACGTTGCTTACCTAAGCCAGCAATATAAAAACTACTGACTGCAGGTAAAAACAATGCCCAATCAGGATTGTGGCTATTTGATAAATTTACTTGTTCCATTAAACTGTTACTTCTTTTTGAATTAATGTTTGAATCATTTTTATTTGACCCTGCTTTGATTTGATTTGATTTACCAAGTCTTTGATAGCATGATTTTCATTTGCCATTTTTTCAAGTTCTAGTTCCTCATCACGCTTTTTTCTAGCCCAGTCAAGTAAACTTTCTGCATCAGTACTAAGTCCTATACTTGGAATAGACATATTGAGCATAACCCAAGTATTACCATCAAACACTTCCATGTTCTGTGAACTAGTATTATAACGCATATTACCTACACCTTGTAATCCTGAGTACCCATTTATATAGGTACTAGATGATGTGTTGGTAACCTGCACATAACGTCCACTGGAAATAATATTCTTAATCACTTAGACCTCTTACTTAGTATGTGATGGAATCAAATAACTATAAGTTGCTAAGCCACTATCAACAACAATCTCAGCGACACCTTGATCACTAATTCTGAATAGTTTATCACCGCTCAGACTAAAAATGTCTAATACTTGTTTTACTGGGAATTGCCATTTAGTATTCAATGTACCAACAACATCTCTCTCAAAAGTAAAGTTACCGCTATGCGAACTAGGATCACCAAAATGAATCTTTAATTCATTATTACTAACAATAACAGTAAACACAGTATCATCACTATGTACTTGTTGTTGTTTCTTCAAACGCAAAATACTTGCGATACTTGGTTCAAATTCAATGTTCCATGTTGTACCCTTAAAAATAATTTGCTTTACTTTATTATCAACAACACTTTTTGCCATTAATCTATAATCATTAGTGAAGTCACCATTCTGTGTTTCAAAATGAATTGTGCTTGGTACATCATTACCCTCTTCATCTTTAGTTAAGATAGTATTGATTTTGCTATTTTCATCATAATCGTCAAAACTTAAGATAGTTTTTAGTTTGCTTAAATTAGGCATACCAAAAGTACCAATAAAGTTAGGATTAGGTGATTTGAATTTACCATTGATGATTACAGTACGATCCTCTGAGGATGCAACAATACTTGTATCTGTATCAGTACCTACAATTTTTACCAAATCAATAATTCCCAATGCACTTGTATGTGCAATAATGTCGTTCAAGTAATCTCTCATGTTTTTCCTTTAATGTTTATACTACTATTTAGGTAGTTTATCTGTGTATTATATATGGATTTTTTGTGCATGTCAATACGAGTTTAACCAATTGTAAACAAATCATCAAATGTAGATTTTGTATTTGTGTTCTCAGTTAGTTCCCAATCTAATACACCAAGCAAGTTGTCAATCTTTTTGTTGACTAATGTTTCTTCCATTGCCGAATCATCAAATGGTAACTCACAGAACCATTTTGGCAATCTAAGTTCATCAGTTGGATATGCAACACTTGTGAATCCTAATGGATTTGGTCGTAATTTACAAACTACAACTTTCATACCATCCGCAATTTTCATGCTATAGTTATCGTTGTACAAAGTTCTAAGGTAGTTATAGTTCAATGCTGCACGAACATGACCAGGCATATTCTCACGACCTTTTTTACTATTGGCTTCCTTATCACCATACATGGTTAAATTGTTAACCGATTTAGGTGAGCCTTTTGTCCAACTATCTTGTTTGCTAAGTTGTCTTTTGAATTCTTTAATAGATTCAATAACCTCTAATCTACCTTTACCACCAAGTACCATTTCAAGAACACTCATCAAGAATTCTTGAACATACTTAGGAGTATCAGCACGTTTCAAATCAAGGCCCATAGCCTTAATATCACCCATCTTATCATCAACATCTTTGCGCTTACCTTCTTTATCAAAGATATTGATAGCATAACGCTTTTTAGTAATAAAGATACTACGATCACCAATCAATTCACGACCAGCTTTGATGATTGAACCATTCTTTCTCGGAGCATGAAATGCTTGTTCCATAAATGCAGGGAAGCTCTCATTTGTTTGGTCTGCAATGCTATCATACAAACCAATGCACATCTCTTTATCCCATTCTAATTCACCATTATCTATTTGTGGTTTAAGAATAGGATATGCGCTAAAGTAACAACTATCCGTATCACCATAAACAATTGCTTGTCCATCATGTACATACTCTCCTGTTACCAATTCATTAATTTTACTCATCATGTGACGAACAATTTGACGACCACACAATGTAACACTTTGACCAATACGCTTATCATAGAATCTACAATGTTCATTCAACAATGCACCATAAGCACTGTTCAACAAAATTTTACGAACCAATTGACGCTTATCCCAATAATCACGATCTTCAGTAGTAGTTGCTTCCTTAAGCTTTTTCTGCATTTCTTTTCTATCACTATACCAACGACTTAGTAGTCCCGGAACAACACCTTCTTTCTCATAAGTAAAGATTGTGCCATTCGCACTAAGCATCCAGGGGTTATGACTATCAAAGATAAGTTTCCATATCTCAGCCGCACTCATCTGAACACTTTTACCATTTGAATAATCAATAGTAAGTAATGTACCACGTTCTTGATTCATTACCGCAGTATATTCTAAACAAGCAAACAAACCTTCCCATAAAACACTACCAGTAACATCATCATCGCCCTCTTTGTGACGCTTTTTTTCAGTTGCTAATCGTAGTCCCTTATCCTTCATGTACTTGTCTGTAAGTGTTTGTCTGATTTGTCCAACAAGTGTTTCTCCTGCCATGTTGACGGCCCGAATAACCGAGGGATAGAGCGAGTTGATATCAACTGCCCCGACGTATTCGTGCATACCTTTCTTGGGAGTAGCAACGAAGGCACCTGCCGCTTGTTGTTCATCTTCATGTTCAATCCTTTTTTGTTTATCTGGTACTACTAATCCGCGTTCATGCGCTTCATTCATAATTGCCATTTCAATCATTGCCACACTACCCATTACTGTTGGTAATAGTACTGTGTTCTCATGCGCCAATTGATTTGCCAATTCTAAGAATTTTAATTTGTTATGTATCTTAAACAATAACATTGTATCTTGCCTATTGTATTCTAAAAACTTAGTAAAGTCTTTATTGTACAATTGATCCAATGACCCTTCATAGGTAGTTTTGTTCTCCCCCACCTCCATCTCACCAATAAAGTCTAGTTTATAGCTATGGCGACTCTCATAATTATATTTCTTGTAGAGTTGTAGATAGTCCATGTGCACACGACCAACCAAATCAAAAGTTGTAGACTCTTTTCCAAATCTTTCATACTTTCTTGGTTTAGGAAGCTGACCCAATAAACAAAACTTTCTTGTATCGTCTTTGCTCATTACACGTGTAACACGATTGACCATGTAGGGTATATCATAGCCCTCTGAGTTCCAACCAGTCAATACATCTGCATCTTCTATCAATTGAAAGAACATGTCAAACATTTCTTTCTCATTATTGAAAAGTATTGTATTATCAAATGTACTTACAATCTCTTGTGCATCTGTGTTTGTTAATGTTTTAGGAGCAATACATAAAGTAATCAATTGATCTAACCAATCCAAATACAATGAAATTGCAGTTACCGGATTGAATGGATCATCAGGTGGACTAAAACCCTTTACCTTATCAAAATCTACTTCAATGTCAAAGAAACAAGTATGTAGTTTAGGAGCATCTACTTTCAGATAGTTTTCGCTAAGGCACCTAAAGATGACATTTACATCACTTTCAAAAAGTTTTTTATCACTATTGATCCTTTTTTCCTTTTCAAACTCAGTACGTTTGCGAGTACTAAATCTAGTTACAGGATCACCATAGATACTACGATGCTTACCTTTAGGATCACTATAATAAAAAACATAGTTGGTAGGATATTCGGTATAATGGCGTTTACCATCAACACCTCGTTCTACTACATAGATTCTATCTTCATCACGGCTGTGCACCGCGTCCACGTAACTCAAAGTGTTTTTCCCACAGTCTCTAAAATTACGTTTAATTGCTCATGCTCTTGATTAGCCTGAGTTAGTGCTGCCTTGTGCGCCAACCTTATTGCTTTCTTAAGTACACTAGGTTTTACTTCTAGTTCTTCTGCAATTGCTTTTACTGTATCGGTCAAACCCTCGTTTAATGTATCAATTTCGTGCATGACTGCCATGCCTTCATTTATAATTTGTGTTAACTTCAGTTTTTGGTCACCATTGAATGTCTTAATATCACTCATAAAATCTCCTTATGAGTAGTTATTATACACGAAACTGCAAAGAAGTCAAACTTTTTACTGACTCATTTGACCTTTATGTTTACTTCTCTAGCATTTTTTTGATTACGGTAACAGCCCGTTTTGGGTCACTAAGTAATAACCACTGTACCAATAACAGTTTTTTTGAATTGTAGTCCTCTCCCAATATGTCTTTGGGTGATTTTATGTTTAATTTTTGTTTGAGTATGTCTAATTTATTTTTGAAATCATCCATGATTACTGGAATATTTCTGGGTGTTGTTTCCCATAAATTTTGAT